CATGCCGCCCGTAGGAGCGGCCAATAGGGCGCCAGCGCCAGCGCCAAGCAGCGCGCCGCCAGCACCCATTGCCGCCCCCGCTCCCCCGCCCGAACTAAACTGCCCACCCGAATACTGCGGCTGCGCCGTGGACAGCATGCCGGTGAGCGCCGAGGCCGCAGGCGCCGTCATGTTTGCATACGGCGATCCGATACCGGCCAGCATCATACGCGGGCTGGTGGACATGCCGAAGTTGTAGATGTCCTGCTGCGTGGCAAGCTGGCGCGAGCGCTCTGCATCCGACAGCGCGGCCGACTGCCCGAGAAGTCCAATGTTAAAGCGATTCGTCGCGTCACGCTGGAGCGTGTTGAACTGCGACAGATTGTTGAATGCCTGCGCGTTTTGCATTCCTGCCTGTTGGCGAAGTTGCGTATTGGTAGAGCGGCGCGCGAGGTCGTTGGCTTCCACGTTTTGAGCGAATCCAAGATTCTCAAACTCGCGCTGGCGGGCGAAGCGGTCGCGGTTAAGCAGCTCGGCGCCCAGCGCGGCATTGCCGGTCGCCATGCCACGGCTGGCAAACCCCTGACGCGCCGATTGCACGGCATCGCGCTGCGCTTCCGGTGATAGCTGGCCACCCTGCGCCATCTTTCGCGCGGCTTCGTCCATAAGGCTGCGCCCCAACGAGCTTTCGTCTGTCTGCTGCGCCTGCATGCGTTCGATGTCGGCCTGCTGTGCCTGCACGCCGCGTCCAAGCGCATCTTGGAAGCGGCCGTATTCGGCCGTTGATCCGATGCTTTGGCGCATGTTGCCGAGCAGTTGATCGCGCATACCATACTCGTCCTTGAAGGCTCCGGTGAGTTCCGCGATGGGATCGTAGTTTCTGGCTTGGCTAAGGTCGCGGTTGTATTGATCGACCGAAGACTCAAGGCTGGACTTCCTTGCCTCAAAGTCGTCTGCGGATAGGCGCTGCTTGCCTACCATGTAAAATGTCTCGCCGGTCTTTCGGTCGGTTCTTGGCTTCGCGCCAAGGTATGGCTTTAATTCCTTCTGCGCGGACGCAAGGAGCGGCCTTGTCTCACGCTCAAGTTGACGCCCAAGCGCCTCGCCGGGGTTTGTCAAAGAGCGTAATCCAAAAAGTCTATTGGCAACGTCCTGCTGGCGACTTGCGCTGCCAAGAACCTGAGTCACCGGACCCGCCTCTCGCTTGAGCAAGCTGATGATTTCTTTCGGCAGTGCCGTGCTTTGGCCAACGTCCAATGTTGGCGCCTGTGCTTGTTGTCCTCCAAATCCCATATCTATATCCTCGCTTTCTTAGCTAATTGTTCCCACCGGAACGCGCGCAGGCGCTCCTCGTTGTTCCTGTGCCAGACCACCCAAGGCAATGGCTCCGGTGCATAGCGCATGAAGCGCCGCAACACGTTTCCATTTCCTCCCAGCGCCATAACCACAAAATAGGCTGGCTGTCCGGCGTGCTCCGACTTGTAAAATGCCAAAAACTGATACGGCGTGCTGATGACCCAGCCCTCGTTGAGACAGTGCGCAACTTCCCGCTCCCACCGCTCCTGCGTCACGCCGTTGGCCAAAGCCCATGTAAATGCCTGCCGCCATGGCGTCATTCGCTTTCTTTTTTGCTCTCCACCACATCCACCCGCGCCATAAACTCATTGAGCTGCCCCACAGCAAACTCCAACAGCAACCGGCTGCCCGATGCGCGGGCGGCGGCGTAGGCTTCGATCAGTTCGGCGAGCTGGGGTTTCATGTTAGGCGGCTTCTAGGGCTTCGACTTTGGCGGTGAGTTCTTGGACAGCGGCAACCAGAACTGGCACCAGCTTGCTCATGTCCAGACCCTGCATTTGTTCGCCGTCCTTTTCTCCGGTGACGGCTTGCGGGACGACAGCTTGGACTTCGTGGGCGATGAAACCGTCCACTTTGACATCTGGCTCAACCTTGAACTCAAAGGTTTTGGGGGCGAGCGACTTTAACTTGGCCAGCCCTCCGGCAAGCGGCTCGACGTTTTGCTTTAGGCGGTAGTCAGAGGAGGTGTTGTAGGCGGTTGCTGAAGCCGTGACAGTAATACTTCCGCGTGTATCGGAGCTTTTAATAAACGAAATCGCTGTCGATGACGCGGCCGAACTACTATCAACAATGTTGACTCCCTGCTTGGTTGCGCCATCAAACGTAATCTGGGTTTTACCCTGCGCAGTAGCAGTTGAGGCGCCTATAAAAATGTCTCCGCTGGCGTCGATGCGCATGCGCTCGGCTGCATTCGCATTAAAGATCAGTTTGTCCCCCTTTAGCACTAAGTCGCGTAGCCCAACACCCGTGTTTGTAGACTCAATAGTTGCCTCACCTGATGTCTGATCTAGGCGTAGCGTTGTTCCGGAAGCACTTCGGACGTGGACGTTAGCAATAGGAGAACTCGTCCCAATCCCCACATTCCCGAAGACGTCAATTCGCATGCGTTCGGTTTGCGAGCCAGTGCTTCCTCCTAGAAATTTGAAATGTCCTCCGGCCCTGTCATACTGAAGTTGGAAATTGCCATCTCCGCTGTCTGGACTTCCAAAATCTAGCGTGGACACGGCGTTGTTTGAGAAGGACGCGCCAATACGATCAGGTGAGCCAGTCACAATCGAAATGCCGCCTGCCGCTGGAATCGTAACGCGCGTCGTATTATTCGTCCCAAACGACAGCGCAAAGTTGCCGGTGTTGGTGATTGAGCGGTTGGCCGTGCTGACGGTGATGTCTTGGGCGCCGAAGGCTGGCGCGACTTTTGTTCCGGCAATCGCCGCGGTGGCGCTGATGTCGGCGTTGACGATTTCGCTGACTGTGCGGGCGTTGTTGAGCTTTGTCGGCGTGACGGTGTCACCGGAGGTGAATGTGTATGCGTAGGTAGCCATAGGAATTATGCTGCTGATCGGGTTTCGGTCGGAGGCAACGACTTGGGCGACGCCTCAATGCTGGCGGATCTTATTTCCGGCCGCCCACCGGATGTTTCGTAAATGACTTCGGCGCTGTGCGCTTTGTAGCGCACGGGGCTTTTCATATTGTAGTCCTCTTGGGAAGCGGTGCTGTTGGTCAGCGTGCCGATGGTTGTCTCGGTGTCGGGATTGATCGTGCTGATCTTGGTCGTGACGCTGGCGCCTGCCGGAATGACGACATCGGCGATCGTGCGGAGGAATCGCTTTGAGTGCATGTCGCCGAAGTCGTAGCGGCGGGTCTTGATGCTGCCGGTGATGGGGCTTGTGCCTGCGTTGACGGCGTTGTCGTCCAGTGCTGTGTCCTCTTGCTCTAGCAGGTAGAGGTTGCCGGAGCGCGGGACCGAGAAGACGCGGCGCTGGTTGTCGTAGGTGCCGACGAGGATCTGGTTGACCGATGCACTGCTCGGATAGATGTCGCGGTATTCCCAAGTGTCCGTTAAGGCGTTCCAAGCAACCACCAACTGATTGCCGTCGAGCGGGTCGGCGCTGGTCGGGAGCGCAACCAGATAGCGGTTGCTGTGCCAGATGCCGAAGGCGCTGCGCTCTACGCGGGACTGAACCACTTGGCTAAACAAGTCGGCGATGGGTTCGGAGAGCGGCTTGGTGTCGCCGCGAAGTTTTAGATCGAGGCGGCTGTCGAGTCGGTAGATACCGGCGTCAGACAGGAAGAAAACAAACGAGCCTGCGGTGACGATGGTGTTGCGGGCACTGCAACCGATCTCGTTGGTGAGGAGCGTGAGCTGTGACACCGGAGTGTCTACGCTGAAGTCGCTGCCATCTGTGGACGACACTTGGCCGAGGGTGGCGAGCCAGATGGACTTGCGGCAGAAGACGAGGGCTTGGCCCTCGATCCATGGATGCACTGCAACAATGCGGTCGTCGCCGCCCGCTCCTGCGCGGAAGCTGTTCCAAAATGGGTCGTATAAGTCGGAGTCCAAAACGTCGCTGATTCCCACCGTGTCGCGGGTCTTGGCGATCCATAGCCGATTGTTATGGTAACTCGCCCAGCCGACACTCGGCATGCGGGTGTAGGTGACGCCTTCGCTTGGCACACCTGCGGTGGCGCGGACGAAGTTTCCAGCGCCGCCGTCCCAATAGATCGGCGCTTTGACGCGGCGAACCTTGATGCCTGCGGCAGCGTGGGTTGCAGTGCCGCTTGGAACGGTGATGGTAAAAGAGTCAGTGGCGATGCCTGTGATGTCGTATTCGTGGCCGTCGAACGCGGGCGTTGTGCTGCCTTCAATGCGGACGCGGGCACCTTCGGGGTAGCCGTGGGCGGTGACGTTAATGGTGGCCGTGGTGGTGCTGACCGTGATGCCTGACGCGGTCGTGAGCTTTTGCTCCCAGCCGCTGACGCTGCGGTCGGCTTCGCGGAGGATGTAGAGGCGGTCGAACGCTTGGACGACGCTGACGGTGTCCGTGCCTTCAATGCGCTCTTGCGGCGTGTTCGGGTAGTTTTTGACCACCGGCGACTGGCCTTGGCGGTAGAGCGTGGCGCTGTCTGATCCGGCGAGCACGATAAATTCGTTGGCGTTGTCGTAGTTCTGGCTGGCGAAGACGCCAGCGGCATAAAGCCCGCCCTCGTAGGAGTCGCGCACTTCGGGGCCGTTGTTGGCGATGATCGTGCCGGTGGCCGGTGTCGCGGGGCTGCCACTGACGGTGTAGGTGAAAGTATTGGCGTCCGTAACGGTGACGATGAAGTCGCCGTTGTAGTCGGTCTCGGCGGCGCCGCGAATGTTCACTTGGTCGCCGGTCGTGAATCCGTGCGCGGTCGCGGTGACGGTGGCCGTGGTCGAGGCGCGGGTGATCGAGGTGACGGCCTTGTCGGTGCCGAGGGTGAAGTCGAGCGTCAGCGGGGCGCCGGTTGTCCCGATGGTGTCGGTGAGGCGCTTTGATCCTTTGCGGGTCTGGGCAACGCCCCTGTCCAAGCGCATGTTCACGCTGTCTTGCAGCATGCCTGCCGGAAGGGTCAGCGGGTTCAAACGAGAAGCGAAGCCGAGGAAACCGGCGTCACCGTCGCGTTGGACTGGAGATTCTAATGCCATTAGTTAAGTGCTGCCTTGAGTCTGCTTTTGAACCGCGCTGCGTCGGCGGGGCTGATGTCGTTCTTGCGATTGGGGGCAATCTGCTGGTGCGTGACGATGCGGGACATCGGGATGTGCCAGCGCTTCATGCGGGGCACGATGTATTGGATGGCGGACTCTATGGCCGCTTCACTGAGCGGGTCTTCGTATGTGTTGCCGTCCCACGCCACACCGAGGGAATAGCTGTTGCAGTCCGGCACGCCCTGCCATGAGCTGATACCTGCATGCCAGCAGCGGGCCGTGTCGTCGGCGAGGACGGTGCGGTTGCCGTTGCGGGCGATGATGACGTGGTAACTCACCTTGCTCTCAGGGTTCATGCACCAGCTCACGCTGCCGTTATAGCTGCCGCTCGTATGGTGCAACACGATCATGGTCGGCGTGATGGGTCTGCCGCTTTTGTTTGGGGTGTTCAGCCTGCGCTCGTCGTAGGCTTTGCTCGCGGCGGGTGTGGAGGTTGTTGTGGATACGGATGGCAAGCTCGGCGAGGCTGGCGCTGGGCCAGTCGCGGACTTTTTGCCAAACAGTCTCTTGATCCACTTCCACATCTGCTTACTTCTTGTAGCCCTTGGTGCTAGGTGTGACCGTGACGGTGGCCTGTTGCTTAATGAAGTCGTAGCCCACCGTGACGCACCCAGCCGCACCGACAGCCCAGATGGCGGCGAGGATCGCAACTGCAAGTGCTTTTGTGACGCGGGCGCTCATGGAGTCAGAGTCTCGCGTTGTTGTCTTTGGCCATGACCAAGCCCCAACCGGCGAGCAGGCTCGCGGCGATGAGGCCGAGGTCGGGGATGCTGCCGTTGGCGAGGAATTCGCGGCCAGCGGTGCTGAGTGAGGCGATGATAGTGAGGATTCCGAGCAGGGTTGTTTTGTAGTTACGCATATTATTTTTGCTTCTGTTTCTTTCTCAGGTCGTGAAGGACCGAAATTAAGGTGACGATGCCGACCGCGAGGCCGACACAAAGACCGGCGACCCTGAGAGTCGTCTCTAAATGGGGCAGCATGCTGAACACCGAGGAGCCGATAGACGTAGCGGTGCCGATGACGCCTTTTTCAGTGGTCGTGAAATTGTGATGAAAATACTGCAAGCTCATCTCCGGCTCCTCAGATGCGTTACTTCAAGTAAGCGAGCACGGCGCCAGCGTGCAGCTTGATCTCGGTGAAGCTGCCCTCAATGGCGGTGCCGACAGGGAACGCATAGGCGCTGGCGCCGGTGGTGTTCGCCACGTTGGTCTGGTTGCCTGCGAGCGTGTGGAACTTGGTTGCGGCGTCGAGGCTTTCGACAACGCTGAATGTTCCGGTGACGGCCGTGGTGTCGGAGATGAGGCGGACGCCGTTGGCTTTGTTCGTTGTTCTGACGTTAGGGTTCATAGGATTAGTATTGGTTGACGCGGGCGGCCCATGTGGAGGGTTGGCCCTGTTGGAAATAATATTTGTCGCGCTGCGAGATCAGCTCGGACTCGGCGAGCTGCTCCATGGCCAGTGCTTTGTCGGTCTGTCCGTCCTCTTGGAGCAAATCTGCACTCAGCATCAGGCCGACTGCCTTGGCGATGACGGCGGGAACTGTCGCCGAGAGGTTGCTTGCGGAGTATTCGGTCGGGCGGATGCGGAAGTTGACGTAGACGGTGGCGGGCAAATCGCTGCTTTGCGGGAACCTCACGCTGTCGCCTAGGAGCGTAAAGCCAATGGCGCGGGGTGCAACGTGGGTTGCAGGACTGTCTCTTAGGACGCCAAACACTTGCCCCATGGCTGTCTCGCCGCTCTGCTCGTAGTCGATATAATAGCCGTTCGTTGCATCGCCCTGCACGGTGCGTTCTTCGACGCGCATGAGTTCCGGCCAGTCGGCCCACTCCCAGCAGTCGGCGATGCGTTCGTTGGCGGCGGCGACCATCATGGTGCGGGCGCCGGATGGGATGGCGTCGATGGTGGACGCATCGTTGCCGACACGTTGCCATGCGCGGAGAAGGATAGACTGTAGGGTGACAGTTCTCACGGAGACACTAAGGCACTAAGGGTTTCCGCCTACGCTTTGCTCCGGCGTGACAAGCAGAGTTTGCATGGCGGACTGGACGGCGGCTTCAAAGGTGACGCTGGGATTCGGCCAGTCGTTGCGCGGCGCCGGATTGGCGGCGAACATGGCGAGGATCTGCTGCAAGTAGGCTTCGACGGCGTCCAGCTCGGCGCATGTTTTGCCTGCGGCGGTGAGGCTTTGGCGCAGATACAAAAGTGTGGGCTGGCGGTCGCCTGCGAGACCTACACTGCGGAGATGTTCTTCGGCGGTGATCGGCTCGGCTTCCGGTGCGGGTGCAGGCGGAAGTGTGGCGAGGTCGATGTCGGCGAGGCGCACGGCGGATGTTCCGGCGGGCGGTTGCCACTTCGCGGTGTCGCCGTCCCAAAGGACGACGTTGACGAGGTGTCCGTTGGGTTGGTCGAGGATGGCGTATTTCTCGGTCATGGTCAGAAGTAGGTTGTGATGATGACGATGCCATTGGCTCCGTCGCCGCCCTTGCCGACGCCGCCAGCGTCATTGGTAGATGCGCTGCCGCCGCCGCCGCCGCCGCCGTAGAGTCCGCCGTTGCCGCCGTTGTTGGCTTGGCCTGACGATCCGGAAGATCCGCCGCCGCCGCCGGTGCCGAGGAAGCCGACGCCCCATGTGGAGCCATTGTTTCCGGCGGCGTTCGTCACGGCGGTGCCGCCTGCGGTGAGAAGGGCGCCCGAAACAGCGCCGCCGTTGCCGCCAAGGTAGTAAGTCGTGGCCTGCTTGCCACCACCACCACCGCCGCCTGCTGCGGTGCCAATCGCTGCGGCGGGAGCCGTGGCATTGGCGCTGAAGCCGCCCGTACCAGATGGGCCGCGGCCCATGCTGGAAGCATAATAATAGCCGAGGCCAGAAGATGCGCCCGCGCCGCCGCCGCCGGAGGAACCGGTGCCTGCCGCGCCTGCTTGTCCGCCGGTAGAGCTGATTGAGCCGAAGCTGCTGGCGCCGCCTGCGGTGCCGCCGCCGCCGCTTGAGCTGTTGGGACGATTGCCCGAATCACCTGCGCCGCCTGCGCCGATCGTGACGGTTTCGGTAGATCCAAAGGAGGCGGCATCTGCCCATCCGACATTGACGCTGCCGCCTGCGCCGCCGCCACCGCCGCCGCCGTTGTTGGCTGTCGTGTCACGGCGACCTGATGCGCCGCCGCCGCCGCCAGCCACAATAAAATAGTGGACGAGCTTGGCCCCTGCGGGTTTTGTCCAAGTGCCGTTGGCGGTGAAGATTTGGGTGTCGGTGAGTTGGCCGGTCAGCGCGATGGTTCCGGAACTATTGGGGACGGTTAAGGTCCGCGTCTGGCCCGAGCTGATGCCGGAGAGTTGGAACTTTAGGTTCTTCGTTGCATCTCCGTCGTCGTAGAGGAGGAATGCGCTGTCGCTCATCACGTCGAAGAAGGACGTGTCGGTGAGCTGGTAGTCGTTGTCGCGGGAGGCGCCGACGATGGCTTTACGCACATACACGCCGGCTTGTTTGTAGGACGAGAAGGGCCACGTTCCGGAGTTTGAGCGGACGAGCCAGCGGCTATTGAGGGCCGCCGATCCGTCGAGCGGGAGGTCCGCATAGGTTGCAACCTCGCCTGCGAAGAAGGCAGAGCCGCCGCCGCCCGATCCTTTTTGATCGAACGTGCCGCTGAAGGGGTTAAACGTCCAAGGCATTTGAGATTAGAAATTGGAGATTTAAGAGCGAGCAACGGACGCCAGCGAGGCATCGTCAGTGCTTGGCGGGTTTGTCGTGTAGGAGAAGGTCAGCGTGGCGACTGTTTGGCCTCCGCTGCCGCCTTCTTTGTAGGTGACGGTCTGGATGTTGTTGGTGCCGGAGTAATACGAGATGCTGAGATAGTCGTGCTGCGGGATATTTAATCCGGCCACGTTGCGGACTGAGACGTTGGGATGCATGGGATGGGGAAGTTGGCAGTGGTCAGTTGGCAGTTGGCAGCAGGAGCATTA